GTTGAGGATGGAAAAAGGCACTGTTCGTCTCATTATCTTGAATTGATTGCGAAAGGGTTAAGTATTCCTCTTCCGATTCTATTTTGGTTCTCTATGGAATTAAAAGACGTACCAGAGGACAAAAAAGAAGTGTTTGAAAAGTTCAAGCCTGTTATTGATTCACTCATTAAAGAAATGTTCTAATGGAAATCGAATACATTAAAACAAATGGACGCTTTTATTATCCGATTGCAAAAGGCGTTAAGAATGAAGGAGCAATTATGGATAGTATTTGCCTTGACGTATGCTTCATCAAAAAACTACTATTTGGCAGGTTCCAGATTGACTATTATGACGCTCGAACGGCATGTGAAAAAGAAGGAGGTTGCTCAATGTTTCACAATCAAATTCCAAATGTTAGATTGATTGTTTACCCATCAGGAATTCAGGAAATAAAATATACGCTAAAACGATAAACTATGAAACCAGAACTGAAACTTTTTTTTGATTTTGAATTTACGAGTCTTTCGCCGGACGCACAGCCGATAAGCTTAGGTATTGTAAGTGAAGAAATTCACAGCCAAACAGACAGCGAGGCATTTGAACAGTTTTTTGCATTTGGAGAATCTCGCACTAAAATAACTCTATCAAAGAGTTTTTACGCTGAATTCTCAGACTTTGATCTGAACCGTTGCGATGATTGGGTAAAAGAAAATGTAGTGAGTAAACTAAAGTATTACGGTACGCCAGAACAAGATAAGATGTTTCTGGATTCTTCAATTGATGAAGGAACATACTTTGGAAGTCAAAACACTGCCGAAATTAAAACTGCTTTATGGAACTGGCTTTCCAAATTCTCAGACTACAACATTCAATTTGTTTGCGATTGCGGAACTTTTGACTGGTATTGGATGCTTCAACTATTGGCTGAATGGGACGATTCGAAAGCAAGCAAAAAAGAATACTATGACATTGGCAGGGATAAAGATTGTTGTAGATATATTTCATACAAGCATGGTCTTCCAAAACTTCCTTCCAATATTTCACCAGTGCCGAAAGATTTAAACGATTTGATCGCTCATAAATATCAAATTGGCGTGCGTGGAGCATTTAATACAAATCGGGAAGAATTAGCCTTTTGTGACAGTGCAAATGAAGTTATGGAAGGGAATTGGAAAGCAGGAGAAGAAAAACATAACGCTCTTTGGGATGCCAAGGTAATCAAAGCAATTTACTTAAAACTAAAATAACCATGATCAAACAAGCCTTTTCTGGTCTAAAAACCTCATTCCTTCAATGGATCATCAATTTGATTTCATCCATTGTTTTCTACTTTCAAAAACGGCAAGCTATTTCTCTTTGCCGTGAGTATCAATGTCATTACTACGTAATACAATCGGGTTACTTCCAGTGGACAATCCTTCGGGTAGGAGCGATGAATGAGTACAAGAAAAAAGGAGTCATCTCAAAGAACACTACTGCTAAAGAATTACGTGAGATTGCAGCCTTTATTGCCAAACACACTGATTATCCAAAACCTTAAACCCATAACCCATGTTAACAACTATCACTATTATCATTTTAATTGCGGCTATTGTCGTACTGTCCTATTTTCTTTATTGCTTCAGTGAAAGAATTGATGATCTGAAACTTGATTTAGAGGTTACAGAACAGGTAAGCGAATCAAAACAGGCCAGGATTGAAGTTCTTATTGAAAAGGAAAAAAACCTTCTTTCAAGAGTGCAAACCTATTCAATGGGTATTACCAGGTTCAAAAGAGAAGATACCGATATTAGAGTACTTCAGGTTTATGCCCGTGATGAATTAGCTATTGAACTTCAAAAAGATGGATTAATCACCTACAAAATGAAAGAAAATTGGAGGGAAGACCTTCAGGAAACTGAGGTAAGCGTAACAGCAAGTATTAATGTAAATAAAATCAAGTGATATGTCAGAAACCGAACCTGATTTTGAAAGATCGTGGGGAATAAACGCAAAGGCTGATTACTCATGTTTAAAGGTGATTGATAGGCTGTGGCAATTATGGGGAGGAGTGCCGGAATGCGTTGCGTTATGGCATGGGCATCTTGATCAAGATTTATTTGCATACAAATGCGCTCAGATAGGCAAATGGTACAATAACATGTTGCTTGCTATTGAAACCAATAGTCTTAAAAAAGAAAAAGCTTCAGGAGTTTACTTCCTTACTGTTCTGGACAATATCGCCCCGTTATACGATAATTTGTTTATCAGAAACAATGTTGAGTCAATAAACACTGATTATATTCCTAAGTACGGGTTTCATACAGGGCATGGCTCAAAAGACATGATCATATCCGAATTAGTAGGAGCATTCCGTGGAGACATCAATGGAGTACCGCTTTATAATGAACGAGACTCAGGAACACTTGATGAGTGTGACTGGTATGAAAGAAGTCCTGATGGTTCAATGGCGGCTACCCAGGGAAAAAAAGATGACAAAGTAGTCATTACTGCGGGTGCCGTTTGGCTATCTTTAAAATATATGGACATGCCTACCTTGATTCCATACGTCAATCCAAAGGAAAGAAAGATTTCTTATAACAAAACCATTGTCAGCGAAGCAAGCATGTAGATATTTACTATATTTGCATCGTAAATGATCGAGATTTACGTATAAGACATTGAGTTAGTAATAACTCAAAAACCACTGTTCAAATGCTCGATCCATCTTGGCGGTGGTTTTTAATTTATTATCATGGAAGTTCCAAGACGTTTTGATGAAAATGGCAACGTAACAAATGAGTTCTACGTTTATGCCTGCGAATGCTGCGACAAGGGGATAGAAATATTTGTAGATGTTATTGGATATAAAGGAATGTATCAAGTAAGCAATACCGGCAAAGTAAAAAGCCTTAGTAGAACATACCAATGGCGCGGTATCCACAAAAGATTGAAAGAAAATTTACTGAAATGTTCTAAAAATAATGGAGGATATAGAATTGCAACACTAAGCAATGTTGCCTATGAGCACATCGGAGTTCATGTATTGGTTGCAAAAAACTTTATACCAAATCCAGAAAATCTTCCTGAGGTAAACCATGCAGACGGAATAAAATCTAATAACTTTGTTACAAATTTTGAATGGTGTACAAGTTCAAGAAACAAACTTCATGCGTTTGAAATTGGATTAAAAACCCCAACATGGTTAGGAAAAATGGGGAAAGATAATCCAAGCAGCAGAACAGTGCATCAGTATTCAAAGGATGGATTATACATAGAAACTTTTTATTCAGGCGGTTAAGCCAAAAGAATAACAGGCATAGATAATTCGCAAATAACAAAAGCAATAAAAGGCAAAGCAATGACTGCTGGTGGATTTATTTGGAAGCGCGAACTTGTGTAGATATTTCATTCACCAGTTAAATATTATCAACATTTATTTGTTTGTGTGTAATTTAATTGTAATTTTGAAACTATGAAAATAGGCCACTCCATAAAACAACTTCGCAAAGAAAGGGGATTTTCACAGATTGCTTTTTCTAAAAAGATTAATATGTCCTCAACATACCTTTCACTTGTGGAGGATGGTAAAAGACACTGTTCTACTCACTTCCTTGAATTAATCGCCAAGGGGTTAAACATACCTCTTCCAATTCTATTTTGGTTTTCAATGGAAGAAAAAGACGTACCGGAGGACAAAAAAGAAGTATTTGAAAAGTTCAAGCCTGTAATTGATTCACTCATTAAAGATATGTTCTGATGGAAAAAGCGTATTACAAAAAGCTAAATAAAGAGTTCAGCAAACAGTTGACATCTGAAATATTTTGCGGCTTCTGTTTGGCTTTCAAACGGCTTAATTAAATTGTCGTTTTTATCAAACGCTAAAATAGATATACTTTTGTGATTTAATTTTCCAAATTTTCCGGCCCATGGAATAGTCGGTGTTTTCAATCCTATTTTAAAGGCATGTAGCATGTTTTCACTTGGAGTTGTCCATTCAAGATTATATAGCTCAAAATTTGTTTTTATTCCATCCTTGTGGTTTACGAAAGATTTTCAGGATTAGGAATAAATGCAATAGCTTTTAATCTATGAACCTTTTTAGTTTTCATTCCATTTTCTTTATACAAGTTTACTGTTGGATATCCCTTGTGGTCAATTTGATGGTTTAATATTGTCTCCTTAACAGACCTAAAATTTTTACCAGTAGCAACTACTCTTTTTAAGCTTTTAACCCTGCCCGCAGTACTAATTTGATACAATCCTTCATACCCTTCAATGTCTTTCCAAATTTCTTCCATAATATTAAAATTAAAAACCACCGCTTAGATGGATCGAGCATCTAAACAGTGGTTTGTGAGTTATTACTAACTCAATATCTTATACGTAAATCTCGATCATTTACAATGCAAATATAATGAATATTTACATTGATGCCTCGCTTACAATAGATTCTGGCTCGCTCGATGAATGTGATTGGTACGAAAGAAGGCCGGACGGTTCAATGGCGGCAACCCAGGGAAAAAAAGATGACAAAACAGTGATAACGGCAGGGGCTGTATGGTTGGCTCTGAAATTTATGGACCCTCCAAGATTAATTCCGTGGGTGGATGAGCGAGATAGGAAAAAATCCTATAACAAATCTATTGTAAG